ACCTATTCTTCCACCATCTGCTGCAAACATTCTTGGGTCAACACCAAACTGTGCTCCGTGAGCAGCTGTTCCATAATTTGCAAATGGTAAATTACTTCCTGGTAAAAAAGGATTTCCTGTTTCAACAGGTGGTACGACAGGTGGTGTCACTGCCGGTGCCATTGCTGTGCTCATTGGATATGGGTATGGATAAATTAATGGACCATCACCACTTTGATCAGGTCCAAAATCTTTAAGTTCTTTTCCATATTTACCACCCGGCATAAATTCTTCAAACTCTTTTTGTGTTATGTCACCTCCAGACTCAAGTGTATTTATTGCTTTTGTAAAAGCTTCATATGTTGTAGGATTATCTTCATCATCACTAAATAATACATTTGGGTCCATAGTATCTAATTGACCTATTCTTTTTAAATGTTGATTAAGTCCATATTTTAAATAAGGAATTCTAGTTGCTTTACCTATTTTATTTACTGCATATGACATTGGACCTAAAAAAATTTCTTTTGTTTTATCAAGATAAGATTTTGAAGGTTTTATTGTAGGATCTATTTTAGTTCCTGGATCCACATCATAATCAGGAGTATAAGTCATTCCCGGATCTCCACCGCCTGGAGGCCCGCCTGTTGTTGGTGGCGCTGTATAAGTCATTCCTTGATCTCCACCACCTGGAGGCCCGCCAATGTTATCTCTACTACTTCGTGGAGAAAAATCCCTACCACTTCCTAATGAAGTTGCTCCTCCCCCTGGAGGTTGATATTTTGGTCTTGTACCATCTGGATTTTTTTTTACTAATAAATCTGCTCCTGTATGAGGAACTAACCTAGGATTAGCTATCCCACCTTTATTCATACCTGCTCTAACTTGTGCTTCAAATTCTTCAAAAGACATTGGTTGTAGTCCTTGTTCTTCCATTTCAAATACGTATTGTTGATATTGTTCTACTAACATTGGATCTGCCATTGCCATTTGTTGTGGTGATTTAGGTCCTTCATTACCTGAGTAAGTAATTTTTGATGCGCCTGTATCTAGTGATTCTAATCCTGTTTTCATATAATTTTTTGTGTTAATTTAAAAAGCAGGAATTTAACCTGGGGTTGTTAATAATACTTGTTTTTGTCAAGTAAATCAAGCTTATGATGTAACTACTCTAGGCTTAATTTCTAGCGCAGATAGGACTACATGTAGTCTATTAGCCGTTGCTGCGGTTACTTTTATTACTTCACTTTCCGCAACCACAAGTGGTGCAGATAATAATTCTGTTGTTGCATTAGCAGATATTGCTTTAGTCTTAAATAAGCTAAATACAGCGTCATCTGTATCAGTTATAGTTACTGTTATAGTATCAGCATTACCTGAATCTTCAGACACTAATATTGATTTAACAACAGCAGTTGTAGCTGATGGCACTGTGTATAATGTAGTAGCACTAGTGCTTGTTAAATCTTTCTTTTTATTTACAAATGTATTAGCCAAAGAAAAAAGCCTCCGCCTCTGCTTCTTCTTTTAAATCTTGTTGAAAAGAAGTATTTAATTTTTGGACAATACTATCTACATCTCTAACAAATGATTGTTGTATTTGTTGATCGTATTTCTCTAAAGGTTGTGTTAATGATTGTACAATTCTTGCCATTATCTTCTCCCGTCCGCTTGTATATCTAATCTAAAAGTTCCAAGTTTCCAATGTTGTTTAATACTAGTATTATCTACTTTTAAAGCAATAGCTCTTGCTCTAGCGCGGGTATCTATTTTAGTTGTAGATGTAGTTGTTGTAAAAGGTCCTAAGGATGAACTTGATTGTGAATCCGTTGGATAATTTTTTAAATTTAATGTAACTCTTGCATCACCTGTTTGAGTTAAAAAGTCAGGTAATACTCTTCTAATTTTCATCATGTATTCACCATCACCTTGTAATCCTTGTTGGTCTAAATCAAAATCTCCAGATTGAATATTTGCTGTAATAGAAGTTCTTGCTCCTGCTTTAATTTGATCTTGTCCTGTTTCGTGTTCAAAGTAAGTTGTAACACCATCAGTGTTTCCAACTGTTGCATCACTTGTAGCAGATGAATCATATTCAGTGCCATGTGGTTTTCCAAATATAGAAGAATCAAACCAAGATGATCTAGCAAGTGAGCTTGTAGTCCATACTGGTCTTTCCGGTGTTGAATCCATAAAGTTGTAAGTAACCGATCTATTGTTAGATGCAGCACCACTACCTGGATAGAACCAAGTTACTTCACCAAACAAGTTATTTAATCCTGCATAAATATGATTTTTAGGAACTGTGTTAATATCGTCATAAACATAATCTTCAACTAAACACGCTAAAGATTCTAGTTTACCAGTGTATCTAAAAAAACCATTTTCTGACATCCAATATGCAGATCCATCAACCTCTACGGCTGCATTTTTACCAATCAATCCACAGTTAGTTCCAACTTGTTGAAACGAGAAAGTAAAAGGTGCACCAACAAATCTCATAATAAATAAAGATGTATCAGTCCAAACATAGATTGCATCACGACCTCTTATAGCTGCAACGATCCGTGTTCCGTCAGCCAGTCTTTGTGTACCAGCAGTATTGATTGCACTAGGTGTATAAGAAGTTGTTTCATCAATTGATTCTTGGTCCGAGAATCTAATAAACATATCATCTTGTGTCGATGTAGTTCCAATTGTTGTTTCTGTTCCAAAAAATACTAAGTGACGATCCGGTGTAGATACTAAAGTTTGTATTGCTGCTGTTGGTGCATTGGCAACGATTGTGGCTCTTGTCGATGTTGCACTTGTTGCATCTGAATTCCATGAAAAAGTTGCGCCATCAACAATAGTTGCAATTAATTTATTTCCGTAATTATCTAAAGACCATAAACCAGGGGCTGTTATAATATCACCTGTTTGCGATGCACCCCATTTACTATATTCAGAAGCATCAGTTACTGTTGCCCCATCAGAGTGACTAGCTGCTGTCGTGTTGTCCGATCCTCTTGTTAAACCTGATAAAGTTCCTGTACCAGAAGTGTTTGATGTATAAGCAATTCTTTCATCATCTATTACTACTGTTCCTGATGCAGGAAAACCTGTTGAATCATCTAAAACAATACTTGATGAAGAATTTGTTAATGCTCCATTTAAAGTATCAAAAACTTCTCCAGCTACAGTACCACCCCATAATCCTAATCCCCAACCAGCGGCTGATGCCTCAGTTGCAGGACCAATTGGATAATAGTGTTGAACTCTTATTCCACCAGAAGTAGATGCTCCTGATCCAGATTCAGCTGATCCCATTTCAATAGTAATAGTTGTTGAAGTTGGAATTGATGTTACCATAAAAGTTTTATCATCAAAATCACCAGAACTAAAATTAGAATTAGTAATAGCAGTAAAACTATCTAATAAAACAATATCATTTTTAGAAATACCGTGAGCAGATGCAAACGTAATCGTAACAGTTGCATCGCTTTGTGTTGTTGTAAAAGCACTAGTTAATGTTGTTGTAGCCTTAATAGGAGTAATGTCATAAAAAGCTCCTCCAGAGTACACATATAACATTCTATTAGTTCCTAATGCAGCATATTTAATACCAGATGCATTAACAAAATGGTGTAAGGCTGTGCTTCTACCAGTTAAAGTAACGTCTCCTAACTGTGCCCAACCACCTATTTTTTCAGGTGAACCATATCTAAATCTTACATAATCACCACTAACCCATTGGCCTTCGCCACCGGTTGCTGTGACTTGTTTATTAAATCCAGGTTGAAATTTTAATTTTTGTAACATAATTATCTCGCGGTAGCTGGTACTCCATTAGAATTTACGAATGGTGCTTCTGCAAAAGCCATAAAGACAGTTGTTTCTCCATTATCATTAGTGTTCGTATCTTCATTCCTAACTTTAAAGCCATTTGAAAGTACATCAATTTGATTTCCTGTTCCTGTGTATTCAGCACTATTTGTATCTGCATATAAAGTTGCATGCATAAGATTATAAGTTGATCTTTTAGTATCAAATATTTCCCAATTTCCTGTTGCACTTGAGTTCCTAATAATAACCATAGCTGGTCGAAATCCTGTATAAACAAATGGTCCATCAGCATTTCCGTTTCCTTTGTATGAGCCAAACTTGCTGAAGCCTTGTTTTTGTGCAAATAAATAAGCTATATGAGTTTTGCTACTTGTATTAATTGCAGTATCTGTCCCTACAGAAAAAACAGAACTTGTTGGTGCAGTTGAATTAAAAAATGGACCCCATTTTGACGAATATCTATCTGCAACATCACCATCAAAAGCAAGTATTGCAGGATTGCCACTTGTTTTATGATATTGACCCCAACCATCACCAAAACTTCTTCCTTTCAGTATCACCACACTAGGTACTGCCGAAAGTGAATGTGATATTGTGTGTGCTGAACCAGATCCTGTATAAGCAACTATATCAAACCCAGCAGTTGCGGATTCTTTCCAGCACCAAGCTACATAAGTATGACTGCTACTTGCATTTATTGAACTATAAGTTCCTATTGTAAATCCATCTGAATCAAAAGATTTTAAACCTTGTGCTTCAGTTGCTTCTGCATCAGTAGTATCACTTTCAATATGTTTTGTTGCTCCTCTAACAGAATCATATATTTTATGACTTTCAGTATCAGTTCTTGCTTTAATCCAGACAAGATCAGGTTGCATGTTTTCATCACCATCTAAAGTAGCCGCTATTTCTGATCCGGTTCCAGTATAGAGCT